TTGAGTAGGGCCTAAGACAATATATGCGTTTGTCAAAGTAGTTGAACCAACAACTAATTGACCTGCTATATAGTTAGCAGCCGTACCGCTCATGTACAAGTTCCAAGAACCAGTAGCAGAAGCTAAGTTTCCAAAAAAACCATAATTGTTGGTAGCACCTGTCATGCCACTAGTAACAGCAAATCCTCTTTGCTGGGTTACGGTTGAACCTGATCCAACAGTCAATGTACCAGCAGAAAAATGATTTAATGTTGCTAAGGTAAATGATGCAGCAGCCGTTGTCGGGCCTGCCGCATAATATGTAGCCGTGGTTACATCTGATTGAATAACACCCGTTGTATTAAATGCGACTGATGTTGCAGCACCAGTGATATTAGAAGCGTTTGAGAAATTAACGCTTGCAGATGGCGCCGTATTTAATCCAATATTCGTTCCATTGAATTGAAAATTAGATGACGTAGCTAGTGCGCTTGCGCCACTGGCATACAAAACACCATTTGCTGTGAATGGCGTTGAACCTGATAAACCCGTGCCACCATTTGCACTCGCCAGCGTTCCCGCCAGAGTCAGCGTTCCTGCTGCGGTAATAGGGCCACCGGAGAAAGTAAGACCTGTGGTGCCACCAGAAGCATTGACGCTAGTGACTGTGCCTGCCGCTGCCCAAGAGGGAGCAACCCCTATACCACCAGATGTTAGTACTTGACCTGATGTACCGGGATTATTAGATGCCAGCACTGCTGTAGAAGCGGTATAGTCACAGAATACATCTTGTGTACCGGTAGAGAAGTTAACTGGAGTAGTTGCACTACCTGATAAAGGTGTGGTACGGACTAGAGTAGTTCCTCCAGCCCCTATAGTCCCTAAACCTACTTCCCAGTTACTTCCTATTTGATCTGCAATAACATAATAAGTAGTATTACTGGCACCAACCCCAGCAGAGAAAGTTTTATAACCAGCAGCAGCACCTAATAGAGTTGCTGTGCCTACACCAGGGGATGTACAGCTTTCCTTTACTCTATCTGCAAGTACTAGCGCCATTTGTTATCCTTAACTAAATTGTACTTTAACAGTAAAGGCGATAGAGTCACCACTATTTAATGCTACACCAGTGAAGTCTCCTTTGATAAATAAATTACCAGATGTAGAAGCATCAAACAAACCAGCATTTGTGATTGTCTCAGTAGTGCCTGCAGTTTGTGTTGCTACAACTTGAAAAGTGTCGTTAGTAGTTGATGTTGTTTGCTGTGTAACTGTGCCTGATACTCTAGGTGTTACCTCAGTAAATAATGTTGTATCAGTCGCTGCTGTTGTTCCTGCACCAGTTCCCCAAGCAACATATTGTGGTATTGTTCCACCACTGTTGAGACGGTTAGTAACAATAGCTTTGCCTGTATTTACGAGCAGTGTAGCCATAATTATAATCCTTTAATAAATTGTTTTACTTTCCAAATAAACATCTTCAGTAAGTTTCTATGGTAATAGTCTACAATACCAAGAGGTTCCACTGTGCCATCAGCACGAATGATAGTGGCAATCAGTTGAATCTCTTTAGCATTGCTGTTAGCTATTTCCATTATACACCCTGTTTAACTAGTTCTAATACTACAGAAAATACTAAAGGAGTACCACCTATAGTAGTGTTATAACCTGTAGTCTCTAGGGCTATTTTACCTGTAGGAGAAGTAGCATTGTTTTGAAGACCACCAAAGTTCCAGAAGGACATACGCCCACGTCCTGATAGAGGTAATATATCTAGTTGTGGAGTACCATCCCACAGTAGACGTACCTCAAGTGGGGTGGATATAGAATAGTCTATATGATCTATGCGGAACTTAGAAGGGATAGGGGAGAACGCAGCAGGATCAATCACAATAGTAGTAGCCACATCTGAGGTGTCTAATACTCCTGTAATTTTTACTGTAGTGTTTCTTGCCCCATCCATCAGTACTTGTGTGTTGACTACATTAGCCATGGAAGCCTCCTATTAGCGGGTGACTTCTTGAGCTGCCAAGACGTAATCCACAGTTAAGGTTTGAGTAGCAGTAGGTGTGATTTCAAATACTGGTGTCAAAATGGCATTAGTCAATGTAGTGGCAGAAGAACCAATAGTAGGCACTGCTACACGGAAAGACATAACATCGTTCACGAATACATCTAAGTCAGTACCATTAAAGTAGAAACCCACATCTACCCATGCAGCACTAGTGGCTGTGGTTACTGTAGATACCAGAGTAGTGGCTGTACCGCCTACCGTGGATACAAGGCTTATAACGCCGCCAGCAGCCATAGAGAACCATAAGCCATCCGTGGTTGCTGAACCTGCTTGAAGGCCTACATAAGCCGTAGGGGCCGTTACAGAGGATACTTGGAAGCGAGATAAAAACCAGAGTTTGTTACCTGCCTGGAATTGTAAGAATTGACCTGCTTTATAAGCAGAGGAAGCGGTTGAAACACCGCCGGGTGTTAATACAGCAGCGCCGCCCACAACAGTGGTAGATAAAGAAAAAGTAGAACTAGTGCCTGTGACTGTATAGTCTGTGCCGATTAGTGTGTCAAAATCGTTTGCATACTGAACAACGCCTAGCCCACTGGTTGGGCTAGAACTAGTATGAAAAGGATCTGGAAGAGGGTAATTACCGAGTGGTTCGGTTTTGGTTACGGTAGCTAGACCATAGTTAAAGCGGGTAGGTGTTCCCATTTAAATCTCCTAAAAGTGATGGGTCACGTTCTAATGAACGTTCAGGGTCGGTATTGTATTACTGTTTTGGAATTGATGGTACTGGGGGTCGTTGACCCTTTTCTTCTTTATGAGCAGCGCCCATATCTATCTCCTTAAGGAATCCCGACCTATATGATAGTATACCATATAAGCCGGGATTTGTCAAGCCCTATTTACTATTAGGGGCCGTTTGAACCATACACGGCACGGGGATCTGTCCAGCCGAAGCTGTAACGCTCGTAGCCTTTGGCTTTGGCATTCATGGTGTCAAAGTCATTGTCTTGGTCAAAACTAATACCCACACGTTCATAGTACTTCATACCTTCACGAATGTTAGTACGAATAAACCAAGCGTGAGGAGAAGTCAGGTAATGATTCATAACAATACCTTCTGGGAAAGCATTAGTTGCTTTCAGAACGTTAATATCGTTATTACCAGTACCAGTTTGATACACAGACTTCATAATACGATTGGCATTATACCATTCTTGACGAGCAATAATCAAACTACGGGGCATCACATTGATCAACAGACCGCGATCATTTTGGAAACCCATAATTGCGATTGTTGCATCTTCTAGTGAGGCCTCAGACAGATCTACATCGACTGTAGGTTTGTTAGAGAAAGTACCACCAGAAGTGTTAGGATGGTTAGTAGCGCACATTGCAACACCATCGCCGCCTGTATAAGTGCCATTGAAGCCACGGTTATAGATGTTAGCACCAATGTTTTCTTTCGTTTGACGGAAAGACATTGCTAATGCAGCAGCACGGCGTTTAGATACTTGTTCATACAAATTGTCGTCCAATTCTTCTTTAGTAACGATATAGCCCAAAGCATATGCAACATGGGTATAACGTGTAACAAAGCCCTGAACTTCAGAATCATATGTAACACCAGCGCCTTCAGCCTTAACGGGGGCTAAACCGAAACCAGTTAGTTGAACATCTTCTTCATAGTTTTGTGAAGAAGAGTCTTTGTCAAAGAGTTTTACAAACTCTTCAGGATGTTCGTCATATACCTGACCCCACCATGCCTTAATTCCGGGCCATAGTGCTTTAGGATGCGAACCAGTGGTAATAATACCGGCCATTTTAGTTATCCTTTAATTAATTATTATACGCCAGCAGCAGCACCGAAGTACTGATGTTGGTTCCACTTGACCAGCATTGTTACATACGGGACGGCGGTGGATGTAGAGGCAGCAGCAGACAAAGCGCCTTGATTAACTGGGTCTTGAGTAGCACCAATAATCTGAAGGATTGTTGTATTGCCAGTATGGGTAGTAGCAACACCTGTCAAAGCAGTACTGGACAAAGGAGCACTTTGTGACAGTGTGCTTGTTTGGTCAGCGGCTTGATTAGTGGTGCATAGTTTATGTACAGCATTTTGAGCAGCACCAGTGCTGTCAAATTGTGCCGAGAAGACCACATTAGGATCGTCCACAACATATACATAACGATTTCCAGCACTCTTATTCAGATATAGCTTAGTTAAATCTAAGTTAGTACCTTGCAAAGATACACTGGGATCAACTACACGAACACCCACAACCACGCCCAAAGGAGGGAGAGTCGTAGTACCCTGTACATATTTAGTTACAGCAGGAACACCATTAGCATCACCACCCGCCCCAACCACAACAATATCACCAATAGCATAGGTGTTAGCTGAGTCAGAAGGAATGTAGTATAAACGACCTTGTTCGTTATACGATGCGCCAGTCAGTGTACCTACGGGGCTTAGCCCACGAGGAGCAGCAGAAAGTGCCATTTTGTTATCCTTTAAATTAAATTATTAATATTTTATACCAGCATTGTAGAAGCCATCAGATGACATACCATCTTTTGTCAACTTGCCACTTCTAATTGCTGCATCAGTTGCATCGTTACGTTTCTGTAGATCTGCTTGATCGTCTTTCCACCATTCTTCTTTGATCTTAAGAACGTAAGCATATACTGGGTCATTACCATCTGTACCCACTAAGAAACGAACCTTATCTCCTAAATCGGTATTACGAGAAGTTACATTCTCCATAGTACCTCCTACCTCGTCGGGAGAGACAAACTCATACCCGGAATCAATAGCTGCCTGAATACGTCCTGGCGAGTCATTGAAGATGTGCAAGTGATATCCTGGAATAAGATGCCCTACTTGCAGCTTACCGCGAGTCCCGTTAAATGCGCTTCGTTGCTTGCGCTCTGTCTTGGTAGGCTCTGTGGTAGCTTTTGTTCCTTGTTTAGTATCAGTCATTTCCTCTCTCCTAGTTCCAATCATAATCATTAACATATTCTTCGCGTGTCATCAATCCTTGCTTTACGAAACGATCACACGCCTTCTTTGCATCTTCCGGCAAACTGTTATAGCTTTTCTTACCGCCACTAACAGGCCGTGCAGATTCTCTCTGGGAACCTTCCATTGGGTTTGGTGTAGATTTCTTTTTACCAAAACGATCTGGAAACTTCTCTACTAGTTTTTCATCCAACTTATCAAGGAAGTCTTTACCTTGTAAGGAAGGTGTTTTACGTCTTAGAGAAGTACCCAAAGCATTGGCAATATCTGTCATATCCTCATCAGACCCAAACCAATCATTTTTACTAATCCACTCATTCAAGAGAGGGTCTTCTGTTACTGGAGGAGGTTCTTTTGCTTTTTCTTCAGCACGTTTAAGTTCTTCCTTGGCCTCAACACGTTGTTCCTTTAAGTCGTCCATTGCATCATCAATAGCAATAGCACGATCTCCATCACCCTGCGTAATCGCTTCACGCTTGGCTTGCTTTAGTTGTTCCAGTTGCTGCTCAAGTTCCTCGGTTTTCTTAGCGAACTGCGTCTTCTGGAACTCTCGAAATTCTTTAGCTGCTTCACGAACTTCTTCGGCACCTCGTTTAGCCTCTGCAAGTTCTTTAACAAGCCTTTCGTTGTGCTTGCGGACAATGGGTAATATCTCTCTGCCCCTACGGACAAATGTTTCTGCATCTACCCAATCATTTTCTGAACCACGAAAGGATTCTTTTGGCACCCAACCCTGTGCCTCTGCCTCTGCTTCATAACTAGGTTCCTCTGTTACTTCTACCTGTGTTTCTACTTGTTCTTCACTCATCTTAAACTCCTAATGAAAGATGTGGGTCAATTAAGACCATATCATCATCTAATCTAGCTACTAAATCATCATAGTTAACCATACGATAATCTCGTTTATCCTTCCCTTTGTACATCAGACCAGCATATTTAGCATATGCTACTTTCATACCAACCTTAACAATATCTAGCGGAACCTCATCACCTAACGCAATAATAACTCCTGTTGTATTGGCTAACTGTTCCCGTTCATTGTTTTCTTTGGTGGATACAATAATACCGCTTGCTGTCTTTTCTTCTACTTCTAACGGTAGGACAAGTACACGATCAAAGATTGGGTGAATACCGGAAGGATTAAGCATTACGATTCTCCTTAACAGCATCCATTAGTTCTTCATATGATAATGATAATATACTAGTTATAGCTGCTGCACGGCCTCGGACATTGTCATCATCCTCTGTTCCTGCTAACAGTATTTCCTTTAACCACTCTCGATCATTACTTAATGCTTTCATAAAGGCTTCTGTTACTTGGTGCTGCTTCCAATCCTTAAACTCTTCTGGGGTTACAACTATTGCCATTTCTATCTCCTTGTATTACATTTCTGGTTATTCAGGTGCTTCTTTTCCTTCTTCAGGCTGACTCATTTCCTGCATATGTTTTTCTAAGTCCATGACAGTTTTCATTGAACTCATAATACCTTCTTGTTTTGCCCTAGCCACTGATATTTGAGTATTCAGCATTGCAATATCGTGTCCTTTAGATACACCACCCGCTTCTTCAATAGCTAGAATAGCATCGGCCTCTAGTTTATGAATCTTAGCTTGGTTAAGTTCTGCGTCCTTCATAATCTTCATTAGACCCATCTTCATTTGTAACTGCATGTGGGCTTGTTTGGCTTGTTGTTTCATTTGTTCAATCTGTATCTTTTCCGATGGCCCCGGCTTAATAGCGTTAGGCCCTTTAGGATCTGGTAACACAGTTTCAATGTTATTAACCTTCATTGCTTTGAGGTACATCTTCTGAACCTCATACATATTCATGCCCGGAGTAGTTCCTGCTAATTGTAGCAGTGCTTGTGCTTGTTGAATACGTTGTACATCTGATACAATGTTAGGATCAGCACTAGGACGAACATCAGAAGACGATCCCGCATAGTCTTCAGCATCAATAAAACTGGAGCTATTATCACCGCTGTACTCTTGTACGCCTTGCAAATATAATTGGTTCAACCGATACAGTTTGCGGAACTCGTCCTTTAGACTCCGGTAAGTACGCTTGAAGATACCAGAGAATATCTTCATTCCCTGTTCTGCCATGGTTTGTGTGGTCTGTGCCGGAGTGTTCTGGCCGGGGTTTTGCCCGGTTAATATATCTACAGAACCACCAATACGTTCGCCATAGTTTATAAGTAGGCTTAGTAATTGGAACAGGACAGCAGAAGGCTCCCGCACGGGTAAGGGTACTACTCCCTTACGAAGATCATCACCAGTAGTATCTACATGCTTCCATTCTAGCGGAGCAAAGTTGGCGTTACCGCCACGGATTTTAACCCCTCGCGATAAGAACCCACCGGCTGTGTTAGACATTGTACCAGCATCCACCAACTGGTTAAGAATGGTGTCAATGCTTTGGTTGAGAGGCCCCAACAGAGATCCGAAACCAAGATCATAGAATCCACCATCAGGGCTTGGGATGAACGGAAACTTTGTGAAGTAGGTTTCAGGTTTAATACTGAGCACTTTACCATCTTTGTCTCTCTCAATAGAGTTCTTAAAGTATCGGGCTACGATACGAAGGATTTGCTTATTGTCCCTACGCATCCATACAATGTAGGGTTCTGAATAACCATCACCATCAAAGTCAATCCAAGTGTGCATCTCGATAATTTCATAAGGAGTGCTATCATCAATGGAGTCAGGAGCTGTCATGCCCTGTGCTTTGGACTGTGCCAGAGATAAGTTAGATTGTGGTACTGCGGAAGGATTCTGTTCCTTCATCCCTAAGAATAAACCACGAGCGACACGCTCATAAACATCATTCTTACTGAAATACTGTACGTGGGAGACACGAGGAGCTGTATCCAGGTGTTTAGTCCAATAGTTAACTACTAAGTCTTTAGCAAGAATATATTCAGAAACATTGTGCTGAAGTATTGGATCAAAGAAAGATTTCTTAAAAGCACAACCTACAATAGGCTGTGTAATTAACACACGATCCATTTCTGATTCCCAGTTCTCGTCTTCTTCAAGAAGCTGGTAAGACATATGATCTTCAATACGTTGAGCACGCTCTGCTTTCTTACCATCCATATCCATGCCAATAACTCGGCAATGAACAGGTGTTTGCCCGTTTACCAACACAGGATAGCTACGGGCATGGTACTGAAGGGCAGCTATAGTAATAAGCGGGAACTTAACATTAGAGGCACCGGGCCAAGGAAAAGACTTAGCTTCTGATACTTGGAGGGCTAACTTCATGGACTCTTCAGTACGTTTCTCCCACTGGGAACGAGATTGAATATCCGTCTCAAACCCCTTGAAGATGTCATAGCTAATGGTATGCAAGTCCTGCTCATCTAACTCTTCAGCAATGTTAGGCAGGGTTACAATATCATCAAGCTTTAGTTCTGTTTTAAGTTCCAAGTTTAATACCCTGTGGTTTCGTTACGACCAATAGTGTCATAACCATGTTCTTTTAAAGAAAGGCGATACTCTTCGTCCTCTTCTTCCTGAGGTGTGTTCGCAGTTTGCATCTGATCCAACATTAAACCAATATACGCCCAAGCATCTACTTGGTCATCATGTCGGTCACGAGGAAACCGCAGTAACTCATCCTCAAATGCTTGATACCAATCCGCAGAAGAATCAAACTTAACAGCACCCGCTCTCATACGTGCTTGCATAGATCTGGCACGAGTTAACTTGTCACCAGCAGGCTTGAGTAATACTGTGTTGACAAAAGTGTCAGACTTCAACATAGCTTCGTTAAGGTACGGCCCTATTGACTTCTGGATGATACCAGCCTCAATTCCAAAGAGTATCGGCTTATAAAGGCGCTGTAGTGCAAGAATGGTTTCTACTAGCTGCATTGCATCCATTCTATCGCGAATGATGTTTACACACTGCAAGCGGCCTTCGTCATCCATTCCTGCCACAGCAAAAACACTGTAATCACTTCTCTGCTTTTGTGAAATAGCTAAGTCACAAGCAATATAATAGTTTAAGCTCTTCTTCCGATCTGTATCCTTGAGGTGGACAAAATCAGACTTCTTGAAGAAAGCATTACCTTCATCAAGGGGAGTATTCAACATTTCCTGGCTATAGGCATCAGACAAACCCTGTTGGGCATACTGTGCTTTCCGTTCCACCAAGGCTTCCTTAGTCCACCTATCAGGCCATAGTATCTGAGAGAAATCCTCATTATGGGCCTTATACTTAATAGAGTGCCAAGGTGTTCTATACTTGGTGTATTGCCGTAATTCCTCAGTGACTAGTTCTCTTAGTCGTACACTGCCTAAGGCAGCTAACTGAGATTCTGGCATTAATCTTTCTAACAAAGAATCTAAATGTAGGATAGTTCCTACGGCTCTAATTTTACCAGTTACAGATAAGCAAGGAATAAGAGCAGAATAGAACCAACGTCTAAACTTCTCCCTACGATCCTTATTTAATACCTGCTCATCAGACTCCATATCATCACAGATGATTAAGTCAGGTCTACGATTGAGCCACTTCAATCCACGTAGCTTTTGTTCTGCCCCACGAGCTTGAACCCTGAATTGATGTCCGTCTGTAAACCTACAGATAATATCATCTTCTGTAGATTTAACGAATTCTATATCACCAAATAGACCGTGTATATCTTCATTGTCCCGAAGTTCCTTTATAATATCTCCAAGGAATAAACCCGCTTGAGAGAAACTATCTGAGACAATCAAGGCATACTTAGACTGCCTGAATAACAATTCTGTCAGTAGATAAGCATATGTTACTGCTGTAGACTTACCATGCCCACGAGGAGCAGCTATAGCTACAAACTTCTCTTCACCACAACATAACTTCCAAAGTTCCCTATGGAAAGCAGGTGTTGCTGTGGCATGGTCAAAGTTCTTAATTAAGCAGGCATTAACAAAGCCCTCAACTACTTCAGAAGATAAGTCCAATTACTTTACCATATCAATAGTTAAGTGTTCTGACTTAACTTCTTTGGCAGTAGCAAACCGCTTAAAGTCTTCGGCCAACTTAGCCAAGCGATCATCTACTGTCTTTTCAATCTGTTGCTGTATGGGCTTTTCTTCAATAATATCTGAACGATTCATCATATCATTGGCAACCCTGGAGGCATCCTTAATGTTTACAGGCACCCGTACCAATTCACCAGTCTTTTGATTAAATTGATAATTACCATTACTTAAACGATCTTCAGTAACATCTAAGGCTTTAGAGATAACCTTCTTCAGGCGAGCATTTAATCCTAAGCTCTCTTCCTGCCTTAAATCTTCTTCGATCTTTTTCCACCAATCGCTATAACGCCAGCGTTTAATGGTAGCAATAGGTATATCCAGTACTGCAGCGGATTGTGCGAGATTACCCAAGGCCAACCAGGTGGTCACAGCCTCTATCTTCTGGGATTCACTCCACCACTTACCTGCTGTTTCTAAACTTCTTTTCTTTCTACGCCGTGGCATAGTCTTCCCTAATATATTTAACTATAATACATTGTATCATACTTTTATTTAAAAGTCAAGCTTTATTTACTGTAATAGACAAATAATACACAAACAGATGAATAGTGTTGTTAATTTACAACAGGTAGAACAATATTTAGGGGTAGACATAAATAACTATTGACTTTTAGACAAAAGTATGCTACAATATGTACTGTATAGTTTGATGCAGATTCAAAGTAACAACATCAGTAATCTTCAGTAATTAAAAACTAAATATAACTATTATTTAAGTTTTTATCTATTTAGAAGCTTTGAAGGATTAAAGACGAATCTAAGTAGTACTATATAGTCCCCAAAGGGCTAAAGAGAACAGATCAGTAGCCTGCTCAGGGCTACGAGTACACCTCAGTACTCATTAGTCTGTATAGACCCCTATTCTCAAAAGTTACAGCAGCGTTAAAATCATAGGCCCCTGTTCTTAAAAGTTACAGCAGCGTTAAAGTCATAGACCCCTATTCTCAAAAGTTACAGCAGCGTTAAATGTAGCGTCTAAAAACAATTCTTCGGCAGTTTTTTGCCCCTGCCCTGGGTATAAACACAGTACTGGTCATCTATACAGCACTGGCTGTCTATACAGTCCTGATTATCTCGGTTGTTTGTCTATACATTGTCTACACACTTCCCAACAGGGTGTATCTTGATTGTATACCTAGTGGGTGTGTGCTGTATAGGTTCTGTATAGTATTCAATAGGTTATGCGTAGTCCACTTGTGTTAGCATAGGCCCTGATAACTAAAAGCTATCACGTATAAGTCATTGATAACTCTAGGTTATTGCCCATAGCATTTAATCAAGGACTTACGTCACTCTGCATCAACCCGCTACTCCCCAATACTGAACCGCCCACCCTCCCCGCATGGCCCTGAACCGATCTTACCTATATATAAGGAATAGCATGAACCGTGCCAACATTGCATAGGAGGATAACTACTTGTTCCCTTTCTTGACATATATCAAGCACATTGTTTGATAGTCTAAAATAATCGGTTTTACCTATTTACAGCATTTCCAATAATGGTATGATTAGTCATCAACTCAACAACCAACGAAAAGGAAAATATCATGACATACGATATTAATACGGACAAAACAGCATGGGTAACGATCTTGCAATCAGCCATTACTGAACCCGGAAAATTATCCGCTGGCTATTCGGCCTTTCATTCGTACAGCTTAGGTAATCAGCTTGCAGCGGCGTTTCAGCTTGGATCAAAAGGACTGCCAATCGCCCCCATTGCATCATTCAGGGCTTGGAAAGAAAAAGGTCGTAATGTAAAAAAGGGTGAAAAGGCCCTTGCACTCTGTATGCCTGTTAGCATGAAAGGCACCAAACACACCACAAAAGGCGACGAAGAATTTACGTTTAACCGCTTTGTTTGGCGCAATAACTGGTTCTCTTTAGATCAAACAGAAGGCGAAGATTATCAAAATGAAGTAACGAACCCGGTGTGGGATAAAAATGCAGCTCTTCTTGCTCTAGAAATAACAGAAGGAAGATTTAATCTGATCGATGGCAATTGCCAAGGGTATGCGGATAGCAAGATGATCGCGATTAATCCTTTAGCAGTATTGCCACACAAAACACGCTTTCACGAATTGGCCCACGTTGTTTTAGGCCATACGGTAGAGAACCTAATGTCAGACAATGACAAAACCCCAAAGAGTATAAAAGAAGCTGAAGCGGAAGGGGTAGCTTATTTACTATGTACCTTATTGGGATTACCCGGGCAAGCAGAAAGCCGCGATTATATTCAAAGCTGGCTTCAAGGTGCCACCATTCCTGAAAAGTCCGCCCAAAGGATATTTGGGGCTGCTGATAAAATACTTAAAGCAGGAAAGCTGATAAGCGTGTAAGATTAAAATTACTAAACCATTAATTCTAAATCAAAGGAAAACATGACATGAAAATGACTAAAGCGCAGAAAGCAGTAATTAAACTTGCAAGCACACGTAAAGAGTTGCCAATTCTTAACAATGTATACGTTCGCGATGGTGTAATGTTATCTTCTGACATGGATCTGTGGTTGTCCACGCCATGCGATCTTCCGGAAGGGCTATATACTACGCAGTCCCTTAATACGTCGGAAATAGTAATGCCTGTCCCAATTACTAATGAAAATATAGATGATTATCCATTATGTCTATATGATGGTGGTTTTACTACACCACACAGCATTACAGTAGATGAGGAGGGCGTACAATCTTTAAAGAATGTCTCTCTTGCAAGCGGTGTTAAAGATGTCCGATACTTTCTCAACGGTGTGTTTTTTGAGTTATCCACAGGCACGCTGGTTGCCACTGATGGACATCGGCTGCACGTTAAGCAATGCCTTAGCCCAATAGATAAGGCAGAAAGCGTTATAATGCCCAGTGATTTAATCGGCATAATTACAAGTAGTAGGGGAGCTTCTATATACTTTTATCCACAATGGATAAAGGTAGTCACATCCAATGGCCTTACTGCGCTCATGCAAGCAGTAGATGGTACTTTCCCAAAGTACCGTAGCGTGTTGCCTGATTACAAAGAACCCACGGTATTCCCAAAAATTCTAGATTCCATTGCTGGCATAAAGGTAGTATTAAAGGAATTGAAAAGAGGGTCTAAGTTTGTTACTGCACTATTTGAGGGCGAAAATCTTGTGGTTGGGCCAGCAACAAACCAGTTTTCATTCCCGCTCGGGTCTAGCGCCCCTGTTAATATCGCATTTAACGTAGACTATCTACGCAACATCCTGGAATGTACCGGAACCGATTCACAATTCTTTTTTGGTAATAATAATCAATCTCTGCTAGTACAAGGCAATGGGTATAAATGTGTTGTTATGCCTGTTCGAGTTTAATAAACCATTAAGGAGTAAGGAAATGAGCAATAACACTGTAAGAGACTATCTAATAGCAATACTTTTAGCGGTTGCCTTAGGTATTGAGTTAGCCCTGTCAATCCCGAACACACCTTTTTAATAGGAGCAAATAAAATGATTATTAATCAAGTAATTAATGTGGATATTGAGGGAGAGGACGATCAAGTTTGTGAAATAGTCGTAAAATATCTTCAGGAAACATTAACTCATATGTTGGTAGATGTTGTGGATACTGGTGGCCGTTTAAACTTTTACGACACAGTATGCTATGCTGCCGCAATCTCTAAAGTATTGGAGTATTATAGCGTACCCAGTGAACTGGAAGAATATAATGACCTTCTTTTCAAACAATTACGGTGTATACAACATGAAAAAGATTAACAACATTGACCCGGCTAACCCACCCAGGCACTTGACTTTACTAGGTGGTGTACCTTACAATGGGTTTGTCCCGGTTGATAATTTATGGCGAAAATACGGGTGGTTACCTAAAAAAGAACAAGATCAGGCAAATTCACTATTGAACACCACAATTTTAGGAGATCGTGATGCGAACCCATGCTAAAGAATGTGTAATACTTTTAAGAAAGACTAGAGAATACATTGCCAGTGGTCAGGAATATTTTATATGTCACTCCATTGATAAGGCCAAAGGGGCAGAGAGTAACTGCCTTGTTCACGACTTAAAAGACTGGATTAAAAGTATGCTGGGTAGCTGGGCTACACTAGAAGATTGGTATTTATCAAGTAAGGGCCTTTGTCCCTCAATACCCGGCCTATACGACGCATGTGAAGAAGAATTGCTTAATTTCGACAGCAAAAAAAGCAGATTGTTATGGATTGATAACATGATCGCACACCTTGATGAGGAGTAATTAAAATGATGTATACAACACTAAACGAAATAAGGATACATGGTCCTTGCGAACCAGGATGGGTGAAGCTATTAAAACACCCAGGAAAGATAAAAGCAGATAGCGTGGACTTTGGAACTCGAAAGGAAAATCAATATGCAAACTAACGCCTATCAAGAGTTTATTGAAGCCAAAAAAATCAAGCCATTGATTTGTGGGTTTGACATTGATCCTGATTCATTGAATGAATCACTCAAACCTTTTCAGCGCGCAGTAGTTAAGTGGGCATTGAAACGTGGACGAGCCGCTCTGTTTGAAGATACTGGATTAGGTAAAACGATTCAACAATTAGTCTGGGCGGACGAAGTTTCAAATCATACTAACCAAAATGTGATTATCTTCGCACCACTTTGCGTAGCCCTTCAAACCGTAAGGGAAGGAGAACGGTTCGGAATATCTTTAAATTATTGCCGCAGTCAAGATCAAGTTAAACCGGGCGTTAACATCACCAATTATGAAATGATGGATAGATTTGATCTATCATTGTTCGTCGGTGTTGTGTTGGATGAATCGGACATTATCTCAAACCGTGATGGTAAAACACGGAATTACATGATTGATGCTTGTTCAGTGGTTCCATATAGGCTTTGTTGTACTGCCACACCATCACCGAATGATTTTATGGAGATCGGTAATCAGGCAGAGTTTTTGGGAATCATGAGCATGTCTGAAATGCTGGCCATGTATTTTGTAAACGATGGTTCGGATACTCAAAAATGGGTTTTAAAAGGTCATGGCAAAGTTAAATTCTGGGAATGGATGGCTACATGGTCAGTCTGTATCCGTAGTCCTGCAGATATTGGATTCGATGGTGATGAGTATATTCTCCCTCCGTTAAACATGATTGGGCATGTGGTGGAATCAAAAGCTACCGATAGCCTGTTTCCTGATATTGCTGCGGGTCTGTTAGGCCGTAACCAAGCCCGCAGGGATTCGGTGGATGATCGTGTTGCAAAATGTGCAGAGGTTGTAAACGCCAGTGACGAGCAATGGGTAATCTGGTGCCATCTCAATACCGAGGCAGAATTGCTTTGTCAATCAATTCCTGGTGCAATTGATGTGTCTGGGTCAGATTCAATCGAACATAAAGAGCAAACCATTAACGGATTCTTAGATGGCTCTATTCGCGTGGTGGTTAGTAAACCAAAGATTCTAGGAGCCGGTCTTAATCTTCAATGTTGCCATAATACGGCTTTCGTTGGCTTATCTGATAGTTGGAGACAATACTATCAAGCCATCCGAAGATTTTACCGATTCGGGCAAACTAAGATTGTGAATGTACATGTAGTCAGTGCCGAATCAGAGGGTGCTGTAGTTTCAAACATCAAACGTAAAGAAGATCAAAACAATACAATGGGCGCCGAGATGGTGAAACATATGAGATCCGCTATGCAAAAGGAGATATTTGGCATGATTCAGGAAAAATCAGAATATGTACGCGCTGTGGTTAAAACAGATGATTATGAAATTCATCTTGCGGATTGTGTTGATTTGGCGAAAGAGATTGAAACCGGAACCATTGACTACACGATATTCTCGCCACCTTTTGAGAGCATGTACGTATTTTCAAATCATTTGCGCGACATGGGAAATTCAACTCGCGAACAGTTTTATCAACACTTCAAATTCTTGGTTGATGAGATGTTGAGAATCACTCGTCCCGGCAGGCTTCTATCATTTCACTGTATGAACCTGCCTACCTCTAAAACTAATGACGGCTATATTGGAATCAGGGACTTTCGCGGTCATTTAATCAAATTATTTGAAGAATCAGGATGGATTTATCACAGCGAAGTCTGCATCTGGAAAAATCCAGTGGTAGCGATGCAGCGTACAAAAGCCCTTGGCTTGTTGCACAAAACCATCCGCAAAGATTCTGCTATGAGCCGCCAAGGAATCGCTGACTATTTGGTGACCATGCGTAAACCCGGTGAGAACGATAAGCCCGTTGTTCATTATCGCGATGAAGCCGAGCGAGAAGAAAACGATGGCGATGTAGTAAACATTTTCCCTGTTCAACTTTGGCAACAATATGCCAGTCCCGTGTGGATGGATATTGACCAGTCTAATACCTTGAATTATCGGGAAGGCCGTGATGATGATGATGTGAAGCATATCGCTCCATTACAGCTTGAAATTGTAGAACGTGCTTTGCATCTTTGGACTGCTCCAGGCGATACAGTATTCACTCCTTTCCTCGGAATAGGCACAGAAGTTTATTGTGCTGTGAAGATGGGGCGAAAAGGAATTGGGAGCGAGTTAAAACGCTCTTATTTTGATCTAGCGGTTAAGAATTGTGCGGATGCTAAACGGATAAACGGTGATTTGTTTGCCGATGTTGCCTAAAGGATGCCCATCATGCCAAGCACGCAAAGCCAATCACTTGTCAGCAAGGTTCAACGCTTTTTGTCTGGATTGCTGCGTAGACCACATCCGGTCAGCAAGGCCGAACCGCCAAGCGCAGGAGTCAATCTTTATGGCTTTGACGTTTTACCCGAACGCACCGAGCCGATCCATCGCGTCATGAAATATCTGATTTTATCCAGTGGGCCGAAAAGAAAAGCTGGCTCTACGATCAAGTGGGCCGCTGCGCGGTGGGATGCTGCATGGGCTGCTTCGTTGGCTGCTGCAAGGGCTGCTCAGAAAGAAATGTTTATTGCGATGTGTGAAGGCAAAGCGCCGTGGCAAGTTAAATAAACCATTATAGGAGTAATTAAAATGATGCACTACTTTGATTTTGAATCATACGAACTACGCAAATACGAAAACAGCGAGATTAGGGCCGAAAAAAGACAAAGCGCAATAAAGTCGATGGCGTTATCTTTGCTGCTGCCCGGTGAAAAGTGCTTTCCTTTTAGTGCTAAAAATATAGAGCTATTCTTTATCAATGCAGAAATAGACTATAAACAATTGGAACAGTTAGCATTAATGAAGAACGGGGGGGCCTTGGGCACACATCTTCAAGACTTACTAATTAAATACTGGACTAATGAGGCAGAACTAGACGCAGGTGAAGTATATGATTACTGAACTGTTTGCCCCAATCAGCGAAGAAGATATTAGTTTAGCTTTCGCTGAGGCTGATTATCATTTCTGTCTTAGAACATACCAGTATTATGTTGATTTGTATGGGATTGATAAGGTACAATTAGATTTAAAGATTATAAATGATAGAATAAAGGAAAACACCATATGAAACACCATCAAATGAAAAATAAATTATCTGGGATATTGCCAGTGTCTTTCGAGGTTGAGGATGCCTTTAAATCTTTAACCGGCATTGACGTACTAGATAGTATAACCCCGCTATCAGATACAGAATATGACCGTTTTTATTGGTTTAAGAAGGGATATATTGCCAGAACGGAGGAAAATTAAATGAATGAAAATGACTTTTCTAAAGAATCTGAAGAAGAACAATATAATGTTAGTTTTGACCATGGATATGACTTTGCATATGAAGAAATGGCGAAGTCCGGAATCTACGATGACGAAATCATTGATATTTGTAAACGAGCGGGTTGGGAAAATGTATTAGGCGATGAACATATCAAGTTAAACCTCCCCATTCTGCGAAAACTAATTAGAGAAGCACGAAAGCCATATAAACCTGAGTTTGAGTCTAAATAATGGAAGAACGTATACCCTATGACACAGACGATGATATTCCTTGGGACGATTCCTTGCAGTTTCCAGAATATCTAGTAGATACAGGAGAAGAAGATGATTAAAATGCCATTTAAACCCACCACAGTGCCCCACAAGGCACTATCTACATGGTCAAGCGTGGGAGGTAGCTAAGATGCGTTGTTTATCGTGTAATTGCGCCCTAACTGATTTTGAGGCTACTAGACGTTCCATCGTGACAATGGAGTTTTATGACCTATGCAACCGTTGTTTTAAGACTGTTCGGGAAGACTTAGTCTACAGAGAACGTATGGACTTAATGAGTACAACAGATATCCAGGAAACCGAAGACATAGATATTCATATTGAAAATGAACAAAACGAGGTCTAAATAGACTACATAGTAACAATATAGATATATAAATATAAATATCTATTAATGTATTTAACAATATAGAAGCAATGTAGTTAACTAAGTAGTTCTTAGGGTATCATATTTTTAGGAGTTTGTCAATGACTATATTGAATGAAAGTAAATTTATAAAACATATTCCATGTAAGAAATGCGGTAGCAGTGATGGCAATAGTCTATATGACGATGGTCACGAATACTGTCATATATGCCATAATCACATACGAGGTAGTTTAGACGATATGCCTAATGATATACCATGGCAAGAAGCTAAGAAGATAGAGACAAAAGGAGATTATAAAGCTATTTCAGAGCGAGGGATAACCAAGGATACCTGTATGTCTTACGGGGTGACCGCGGACGGTGATAAACAACACTATCCGTACACCAACGAATCAGGCGAAATCGTGGCCTCTAAGACCCGTACAGTGTCTACGAAGCAGTTTGCTGTATCAGGGGACTGGAAGCAGGCGGTATTGTTTGGCCAGTCTTACTTTGCAAAAGGAGGACGCACTGTAACCATACACGAGGGCGAACTAGATGCCCTTGCGGGCTATCAGATGGCAGGCAGCAAGTATCCCAACGTGTCTATCCGTAACGGTGCTCAGTCTGCCTTAAAGGATATTAAACAGTCTTACGAATGGTTACAGTCTTTTGAGTCTATTGTTATTAGCTTTGATAACGACGAACCAGGTATTATTGCTGCAAATCAGGTGGCAGAGGTGCTAGGCAGCAAGTGCAAGATACTGAAGCACGTACAGGGTTTCAAGGATGCCTGTGATTACCTGAAAGCAGGGAAAGGTGGAGAATATGTTAAGCAGTGGTGGGCGGCAGAGCAGTGGGTTCCTGATGGAATCATAGCAGGGTCTACTTTGTGGGAGGCTGTCAATAAACCAGTTGAAAAGGCTATGGCACTCTACCCGTGGCAGGGTGTTAACGACCTGACCTATGGGCTGCGCGGTGGAGAGTTGGTTACTGTGTGTGCTGGCAGCGGTTTAGGCAAGTCTCAATTCCTCCGGGAGATTCTGTGGCATTTAATCCAAACCACACAGGAGAACATCGGCCTAATGTTTATGGAAGAATCAGTGCCCCGTACTGCTAAGTCTATAATGTCTTTATCCCTTAATCGCCCACTACACTTACCGGATACGTATGCCTCAGAGGAGGAACTACGACGTGCCTTTGAATCTACTATGGGCACTGACAGGCTATTTTTCTGGGACAATTTTGGGTCTACTGATATTGATAATGTTATCAACAGAATACGGTACTTTGCTAAAGCGGCAGACTGTAAATATGTCTTTCTAGATCATATTAGTATGGTAATTTCGGCACAATCTAACGGTGATGAGAGAAAATCAATAGACGAACTTATGACAAAGCTACGGATGCTGGTCCAAGAAACTGGAATTTGTCTTATTGCTGTATCCCATCTTAAGCGCCCGGAGAGTAAAGGGCATGAGGAGGGTGCTGCTACAACATTGTCTCAGCTTCGTGGGTCAGGTAGTATTGGACAATTGAGTGATATTGTGATAGGATTAGTGCGTAATGGGCAGCATGAGGAGGCCATAGAACGCAACACTACCCGTGTTTCCATATTAAAGAACAGATTTTCTGGACTTACTAGCCCTAATTGTTCTGCTTTGCTGTATAATAAGGACACAGGACGAATGAATGAGATTACGGATTCTTCGCTGTAAATTTAAAGGAGATAAGTATGACTAAACTTTATGAACTACCAAATGGTTCTTACTTTAAACTACTAGAAAACCCACAGATTCCACCAGATGCTTTAGAAGGTAGCCTAGATCGTGTATATAAATTCCACCACATGGATGGTATGTATGGTAAATGTAGCAACGGCACAGAAAATATGTATTTCGCTGGATGGACGGAGGTAACAACTGCTTACAAAAACCCTACAATATCCACAGAAATCGGTTAAAAACACTTGCATTTTATTATTAAATGACAACTATTATATTAGATATAGAGACTAACACCAAGTGGGACACTATCTGGTGCTGCGTTACTATGAACAAGGATACAGGAGAGGTTCTTACATGGTTAGAGAAGGACAAGGAGGAGTTAAATGACTACCTTAATTCTTGCGACATTATTATTGGCCATAACATTATTGGTTTTGATTGTCATCTCTTAAACAAGCTATGGGGAACCAATATCGTCTTGCGACAATGTAAGGATACCTTAGTGTTATCCAGGTTGTGCAGGGCGGGCCGTGAAGGAGGACATAGTCTAGCAAACTGGGGTAAAATCCTTAACTTTCCAAAGGGAGATTTTAAGGACTATGACGGGGGTCTTTGCCAGGAGATGATTGATTACTGTATACAGGACGTAAAAGTAACCGCTAAAGTGTATGATTCCCTTGTTCAGGAATTGGAGGCGTTCACGATACATGAACAGGCAGTAGAAATTGAACACCGGGTGCAGGCTATTATATCAGAACAGGAGCGTACTGGGTTTAAACTGGATATTCCCTATTCCATGACATTATTAGCAGATATTCGGACAGAGATGGCGAACATTGAAGCATCCTTACAAGACACCTTTCCACCCATAGTTACTAAAAGGGTCTCAGAAAGGACGGGAAGGCCTCTTAAAGACGATGTAGAGGTGTTCAATGTAGGTAGCCGTCAACAGATAGCTAAACGCCTTATGGAGCGTGGGTGGAAGCCGGAGAAGCATACCGAGAAAGGGCATACAATTGTAGACGAAACAACGCTAGAAAATATGGATATACCGGAGGCCAAGACTATTGCACGGTATTTAATGCTTCAAAAGAGGGCAGCACAGTTGGATTCTTGGCTCGAATATTGTCAATCAGATGGGAGGGTACATGGTCGTGTTATTACTTTTGGGGCTGTTACTGGCAGGGCAACTCACCATAGTCCTAATATGGCTCAGGTTCCGGCTACCAGAGCGCCATATGGGCGTGAGTTTCGTAATTGTTGGACGGTGGGTTCCGGAAATGTTCTGGTTGGGGTGGATCTTAGCGGTATTGAACTACGCTGTTTTGCTCATTATCTTAACGACGTGGATTACATAAATGAGGTTGTTAATGGGGACGTTCATACCCGAAATCAAGAAGCTTTTGGGGTTGCTTCCAGAGATATTGCAAAGACGGTGCTTTATGCCACTCTCTATGGGGCATCTCCATCTAAGATTGGGTCAATTGTAGGTGGTTCTGCGAAGGAAGGACAACAGATTCTTAGTAATTTCTTTAAGGCTGTGCCGTCATTCGCTTCGTTACGATCTAAAGTTGAGGCAGCGGCAGGTAAAGGTAGTATACAGGGACTAGGTGGCTACAGATTACAAATTAGGTCTGCTCATTCGTCCCTGAATACGCTATTACAGTCCGCAGGGGCTATTATCAGTAAAGTCTGGCTTATACAGATTAAAAAGAACTTGACAGCGGCTAAGATACCATGTAAGATAGTAGCGTGGGTACATGATGAGGTGCAGATAGAAACTTCTGCTAACTTCGGTGAACAGGTAGGTAAAATCGTTGTACATTCAGCAGCAGAGGCAGGAAAAATACTCAACTTCAGGTGCCCAGTGGGGGCTGAGTATAAAGTAGGGCAAACCTGGGCAGAAGTACACTAAATTGTAACTAAATTAACTAAGGAGTTATTATGAGCGCAGGTAAAAGTGTTTCAGTATTAGCAGATGTGTATTGGGCTTGCTTGCAAGTACCTAACCCGGTTTCAGATAAAGAGCAATATACAGTAAACCTCTCTAACTTGTCATCAAAGGCTGTAGATGCTTTGAAAGAGCTAGGTATTAACGTACTGAGTAATGCTGAGAATCGACCAGATGAGGGTAATTACATCACTTGCAAGAGTAATTATGCAATTACTGCCTTTAACAAAGAAGGCGAGGAGATTGCTAAAGACTTTCGCATAGCCAACGGCAGCAAGGCTAAGGCGATTGTGTCTACCTATGACTGGACGTTTAAGGGAAAGAGTGGCGTTAGCCCTTCGTTGAAGAAGCTGACTATCACTGACTTGGTTGAATATAACCCAGAAAGTGAAGAAGAAGAGGCTCTATAGTGCCTCATGTCTTAGTTGATGGCGATATTATTTCATATCGCTTAGGGTTTGGTGCGGAGAAGGAATCTGAGAAGATTGCTATCGCTAGGACAGCTAAGTTTTTGGAGACTATGCTCTGGGAAGATATTGAAGCTGAAACATATCAAGGATATCTTACAGGGCATAGTAACTTCAGAAATGAGGTAGCTATAACTGCCCCATACAAGGGCAATAGAACTGCCCCTAAGCCAAAGCACTTAGGGATTATACGGGAATACCTAATCAGTGCGTGGGGCTTTACCGTATCAGACAACCAAGAGGCTGATGATGACATTGCTATTGAGCACACAGCACAGAACAATGAAACCATTATTGCCAGCATAGATAAAGACTTCTTTCAATTACCGGGAAAGCATTGGAATTTTGTAAAGAAGTCTATGAAGGAAGTAACACCGGAAGAAGCTTTGCTTAACTTTTATATTCAAATATTAACGGGAGATAGAGTTGATAATATCCAAGGTATTAGGGGGGTTGGGCCAGTTAAAGCCGGAAAACTCCTTAGCGGATGTAAAAGTGAAGCCGATATGTACGCTGCTTGCTGTAAAGCTTACGGTAACAAAGACAGACTTAGAGAGACAGCCACACTGTGTTACCTACGAAGAACTGCTGGTGAAGTCTGGAAACCGCCCGGTGAATAAATGATTATTCTATTACACAGCCAACACCCAGATGACAGGTTTAATGATTATATTGTACGTGCTTGTCACTATTATGGCGAACAGTTAATTAGTAAGCAGTTACTGCGCCATGTTGTTGTAACTATAAAGTTTAATAAGCACTTGGATGTCTATGCAACCACGGAAATAGAAGGACGGAATAGTAAGGGAAAACCACGGGAATTAATGATTGAGATACATCCTTACGCTTCAGGGACAACAATACTGAAGACCTTAGCGCATGAGTTTGTACATGTAAAACAATATGTATATGAAGAATTAGACGAAGAAATGACTAAGTGGATGGGACGGGACTATGATAGTGATGCGGTAGACTATTATAAGCAACCGTGGGAGATAGATGCTTATGGCAGGGAGACAGGGTTATTCACAGAGTTTGCCAAGAGAGAGAAGTTGTGGAATGTTTTTAAAGACGCAAGAAACCCAGATACTCAGATTGAACATGAACCTATAGGGTGGATAAATGAAGACGAGCAGTGCAAAACAGAAAGGACGGATACTACAACAGAAGGTACGAGACCTAATAATAGAGAAGTTTCCTACACTGACACTGGACGATGTTCGGAGCACGAGCATGGGAGCCAACGGCCTGGATGTACAACTAAGCACGG